CCATCCATTTCGCGTGGGATAACCCCAATGTTGACCTGACCGGCTGCTTCCAGCGGTTCTCGGAATTGTCCAAGATCAGGGACTTCCGGCGCAAGCGGGTCTATGTGCTGACAAATTACAACAGCACCCATGAGCAGGACCTTTACCGGGTGGACACCCTGCGCCGTATGGGGTACGACCCCTATGTGATGGTCTATGAGCGGCCCACGGCGCCGCCCATCACCCGACATCTCCAACGGTGGGTGAACAACAAGAGGATTTTCCGCACCGTGGAGCATTTTGCAGACTATGAGCCGGTGAAGAAACTGGGCAGGGATGGATAAGACACCTTGCCAAGAGAGTTTTGAAAATCTGAGAGAAGCGTCTGCCTTTTGGTGCGGGCGCTTTTCTCTGTTCTATGAAAGTTTGTCCTTTCCATAAGATGTTGAAAAGGACAGAACAGTTGAGGTGCTTTGCCATGACAGAAGCGATGAAAGACATCGACCTCCGCAAGGTGGATAGATCGACGCTCCGTGACCGCAGCACAGTCCGCATTGACCCGGAGGCATCCACAGAGGAGCGCATCCGGGCATGGATAGAACAGCTTGGCAACCCCTATGTCTATCTGGACGGCGGGGTGGTGGTGAAGCTGAGCTTCGCGGACAGGGGCGAGACCATTGAGGAGCGTATCAACTCCCTCTACCTTGCCGGGGCCTGACATCCTTAACAAACCGGGCAATCTGGCGCTACAATATGGCTGGGTCAAAAAAAGGAACTGCATCACAAGGTCTGCGGCTTTGTGTTCCGTTCCCATACGGGACAGAGCCTTCGGTTTTCTGAGAGACAACAAGGAGGTTCAAAATGTCCGACAAGATTTATAAGACCGGCATCTATGCCCGGTTATCCAGAGAGGATGCTGACCGGCTGGAGTCCAACAGCATCCAAAGCCAGCGGGCCATCTGTCTGGCTTACATAGAGGGCCACGACGACCTTGAGCTGGTGGACACCTACATCGACGATGGTGAGACCGGCAGCAACACGGACCGTCCCGGCTTTCAGAGGATGATCCAGGATATGCGTTCCGGGCGTATCGACTGCGCCGTCAGCAAGGACCTGAGCAGGTTCTCACGGAACTATATCGACGCCGGGAACTATCTGGAGAAGATATTCCCGGCGATGGGCATCCGCTATATCGCCATCAACGACAACTACGACAGCATGGCGCCCGGAAGCAGTACCGATGTCATCACCCTTCCCTTCAAGAACCTGGTAAATGACATCTACTGCCGCGACATCTCCATCAAGATACGCACCAGCCTGGAGGTCAAGCGCAAGAAGGGCGAGTATGTGGGCAGCTTCGTCCCCTTCGGGTATCGGAAAGCCCCGCAGGACAAGAACCGCCTGCTGGTGGACGATGACGCCGCAGAGGTCGTGTCCATGATCTTCGGGATGTATAAGGACGGTTTCCCTATCCTGAAAATTGCCCGGAGGCTCAACACCAGCGGCATCCCCACGCCGATGGAGTACAAACGGATGCAGGGCGTCCGCTTCGAGACGGCCTTCCGCACAAAGGAGCGGCCGGAGTGGGAGTATGTGACCGTCAAGCGGATACTCTCCAACATCGTCTACACCGGGGTACTCATCCAGGGGCGGCGGGGGACGCCGAACCATAAAGTCCGGGTGACGCGCCCCAAGGAGGAGACAGACTGGGTGCGGGTGGAGAACGCCCACGACCCCATCATCTCCTGCACCGACTTTGAAGCCGTGGCGGAGCTGATGCGCCGGGATATGCGGTGCGGCAGGGACAGCGAAAAGCACGACCTGTTCTCCGGCTACCTGTTCTGCGGGGACTGTCAGAATACCATGATCCGCAAGACGCAGAGGGCGAAGGGCAAGGCATATGTCTACTACAACTGCTCCCACAACAAGCGCACCCACGAATGCAGCCCCCATTCCTTCAGCGAGGCAAAGCTGGCGGAGATCGTGTTCCACGCCGTCCACGACCAGATCGAGGTGGTGCTTCATCTGGATAAGGTGCTGCGCTTCATAGACAGCCTCCCCCAGCGGGACCGCAAGGTGTTCAGCTATGAGGCGCAGATGACCCGGCTGGAGGAGGAGATACAGCGGTACAAAAAGCTGGAGCTGGGCCTCTATGAGAACTTCGTGGAAGGTATCATCAACAAGGCGGAGTACACCGACTTCCGGGAGAACTACCGGGGACTGATCGAGGAGAAGCAGGAGGCCGTGAAGCGGCTGAAACGGGAACAGCAGGACGCCGCCGCGATGGGCAGCCAGAACCGGGCATGGGTACAGGTTTTCGCACAGTATGAGAATGTGCAGGAGCTTGACCGCCGCATCCTTCTGGCTCTGGTAGATAAAATACTCATCTATGAGGACAAAAAGGTGGAGATCGTCTTTCGGTATCGGGATGAGTTCGCCAGGGCGATGGAAGTAGCGAAAAACTACAAGGACTGTCCGCTTCCGGCAGTGGGCTGAGAGGGAGAGAGAAAATGGCACGAAAGAGCAGAAAAGCACAGGCCCAGCCTGTGGCAGAAGTGAAAAAGGAAACAGCGGCGCTCCCCACCGCCATCTATGCCCGCCTGTCGGTGGAGAACAGCGGCAAGGACGATGACGGGAACTCCCTGCAAAACCAGATCGCCGTCTGCGAGGACTATCTGGACGGATGCCCACACCTCCGGCTCGCGGAGGTCTACTCGGACAACGGCAAAACCGGGACCGTGTTCGACCGTCCGGCGTGGAACCGCCTGATGGACGATGTGCGGACGGGGAAGATACAGTGCATCGTGGTCCGTGATCTCAGCAGGTTCGGGCGCGACTATGTGGAGACTGGCAACTATCTGGAGAAGATTTTCCCGGCGCTGGGGACGCGGTTCATCTCCGTGAAGGAGAACTTCGACAACTTCACCTGCGGCAACGCGATGGAGTCCCTGTCGGTGAGCCTGCAAAACCTGGTGAACGCCATGTACTCGCGGGACATCTCCAAGAAGGTCTCCACGGCGCTCCGGGCGCAGATGGAGACGGGAAAGTTCCGCAACCGCAACCTCCCCTACGGCTACCTCTGGAACGGGGATAAGACCGCCTATGTGGTGGATGAGGAAGCCGCCGCTGTTGTCCGGCAGATATTTGAGTGGAAACGGCAGGAGGTATCGGTCTACACCATCGTTGAGCGGTTGAAGGCCGGGGGCATCGAAAGCCCGGAGCGCCACAAGCGTAGGGCCGGCACCCGGAACGGCGGCAACATCCAGGGCGAGGGCTGGTGTCCCTCCACCATCCGGGGCATCCTGCAAAACCGGGCGTACATCGGGGAGATGATCTGCGGGAAGTCCGAGACGGCGCTCTACAAGGGGCTGAAAAAGCACGTCACCGAAACGGACAAGTGGATCGTAGTCCCTGACGCACACCCGCCTATCGTTTCTGTCTCGGATTTTGAGGCGGTGGAGCGGCAGATGCAAAAGGACAGCGCCCACCGGGAGACCGCTATGGAGTGGTCGGCGGACATCCGGGCGGGCATGATCGACCTCTTTGCCGGGAAGATATTCTGCGCCGACTGCGGAAAGCGGATGTACTACAAGCGGCAGCGTATCCAGTGCAAGGGCGTTGTGTTCCGTGGGGTCTACGATTGCAGCACCCACATGAGGCGGGGGCATGGGACCTGCTTCAAACACGCCATGCGGCAGGACGCCCTCAACGAGAAGGTGTTCAACGCCATCCGGGACCAGCTTCAGGTGGCGCTGGACTATGAGAAGCTCCTGCTTGCCATGCGGGGCGGCTCCGGCGAGGCCAGCGTCCGGGAGAAGCACAAGGCGGCGGTGGCAAGCGTCAAGCTCCGGCTGAACGCCCTGAAAAAGAAACGGGCGGGGCTGTATGAGAGCTATGTCGAGGGCATCCTGAACGAGGAGGAATACGCCTTTGCCAAGCAGACCTATGAGGAGCAGTATGAAGCCCTGAACCGGCTTTTGGACGAGGCCGTGGAGCGCCGGGAGCGGTTCCTGGCGTCCATCTCCCCGGACAACAAATGGCTCACCATGATGCGGGGCGCTGCCGGGATGACAGGATTGACGCAGGAGCTTGTAGACGCGATAATCGAGAAGGTGCTTGTCTACGGCGAGGGCCGTATCGAGGTCGTGCTGAACTACAACGATGTATTTTACGCCATGCTGGAGTGCGTGGAGCAGATAAAGGAGGCGGGCGGCGATGACTGATTACCGGGTGGGCATTTATATCCGCCTCTCTCTGGCGGACGGGGATGGGAAGGCCGAGAGCGACAGCATCGGCAACCAGCGGGAGCTGATCCATCAGTTTTTAGACCGCCATCCCCAACTGAAAAATGCGCCCCGGACGGAGTTCGTGGACGATGGGTACACCGGGACCAACACGGACCGCCCGCAGTTCCAGGCGCTGATGAAGGAGCTTCGCACCGGGGCCATCAATGTGATGGTGACAAAGGATTTTTCCAGATGCCACCGGGACTATACCCAGATGGGCAACTATCTGGAGTGCGTCTTTCCCTTCCTCGGCGTCCGCTATCTCTCCGTCAATGACGGCTACGACAGCGATGATTACAAGGGCATGACCTCCGGCATGGATGTGGTCCTGCGGAACATCATCTATGAGGCGTACAGCAAGGACCTGTCCGTCAAGACCACCACGGCGAAGATCATCATGATGAAGCAGGGCAAATACATAGGCAGCTTCGCTCCCTATGGCTTCCAGTTCCACCCCACGGTCCGGAACAAGCTGGTGATAGACGAGGACTCGGCGGCGGTGGTGCGGCGTATCTTCGATATGACCTTGCAGGGGATGGGCAGTACCGCTATCGCCCGCCAGTTAAACAGTGAGGGCATTCTTACCCCCGGCGCCTATTTCCGGCAGAAAAATCCGGGGAGCGGACGGTTCCGCAAAGCCTCCGAAAAGAACGGCTGGACGGCGGCCACGGTGCTGAACATCCTCCACCAGTATGAGTACACCGGGGCGCTGGTGGGGCGCAAGCGGTACAAGGCCGGCCTCCATGAAAAGCGGACCGTCCCGCAGGATAAGTCCGACTGGATCATCTATGAGGGGGCGCATGACGCCATCATCAGCAGGGCGGACTTTGACCGGGTGCAGGAGATCATCCGGCAGAGACCCAGGCGGGCAAAGGGGACATCACAGGAGTATCCGCTGAAAGGGCTTCTCAAATGCGGCAACTGCCATAGGACACTGAGCCGTATCCACAGTTCTGCCGGATACTACTACCGATGCACCAAGAGCAGGGCGGATGAGAACAGCGATTGCCCGAAGGGAAAGCTGTTCTCCGAGAAGGAGATCGAGGGCATCATCTTCCGGGCGGTCACGCAGATGCTGGCTATCTGCCAGGAGCAGAAAAAGCAGAAGTCCTCCCTGATGCTGACCCGCAAGGAGCGCATCGCCGCCTGTGTCGCGGAGCTTCAAAAGCTGGAACAGCAGCAGGAACGGTACAGGCAGGAGAAGTTCAGGGCCTACGAGGATTACAGCGGCGGGACGCTGGCAAAGGACGCCTACCTGAGACAGCGGGCGGACATTGACAGTAAACTCGCCGCCGCCAAAGCCGAACAGGAGGCGCAGGAACAGCTTTTATCTGAACTGGAGCATCTGGCCTTTCAGGATAAGGCGCAGGAGGATGATGTGTTTGCCTCATTTGCGGGGGCAACAGAACTGACGGCGGAACTGGCGGGGACGTTCATCAAGGAAGTGCTGGTGTCCTCTCCCACCGAGATCGAGATCGTCTGGAAGTTCCGGGATGTGTTTGATATGCAGAGACATGACAACTGATAAAGGTTTCTACCTCACGATAAAGCGGATGCCGGGGGGCGGTCTGGGAAAGACCTGTTGGCCGCCTCTGGCATCCGTAAAAAATTTTGGTGTTTAGTTGACACAAGGAGACCTGTCCCGCCTGGGCCGGGAGTACATTGAGACTGGCCGCTATCTCCGGCAGGTCTTTCCCACCTACGGCGTCCGCTTCATTTCCATCAATGACGGCATCGACACCGCCAACGAGCAGAACGGTGACGATTTGCACATCAGCTTGAAAAATCTGTTGAACGATACCTATTGCCGGGATATTTCTGTAAAGACCCGGAGTGCCCTGCTGACCAAGCGGCAGAATGGGGACTATGTAGGCTCCTGCCCTATTTACGGCTATCAGAAGAACCCCGAAAATAAGAATCATCTTGTTATTGACGAGTACCCCGCCCGCGTGGTGCGGGACATCTACCGCCGCCGCATTGACGGTGCCAGTGCCAAGCATATCGCGGAGGAATTGAACCGGCTGGGTGTTCTCTCTCCTATGGCCTATAAGGACAGCCGGGGCCTGCCCCATCCCACGGGCGGCTTCGCGGACGTACCGGACGCAAAGTGGTCCGCCCGTGCGGTGATCCGCATTTTGCAGGAGGAAACCTACACCGGCGTTCTCTTGCAGGGGCGGCAGGAAACCCATAACCACAAGCTGAAAAACATCATTCATAAGCCAGCGGAGGAATGGGTCCGCATTGAAAACGCCCATGAGCCGATCATCCAGAAGCGGGATTTTGACCTGGTTCAGAAAATTTCCAGCCTGGACACCCGGACGGCCCCGGACGGCGAGGCGGTGTATCTGTTCTCCGGCCTGCTGGTATGCGGCTGCTGCGGCGGGCGCATGACCCGGAAAACCAACACGGTCAAGGGCAAAAAGTACATCTATTATCATTGTCCCACCGGGAAAAAAAAGGGCTGCACCCACCCGGTCATGCTGAAAGAGGCTGATCTGATTGACTGTGTTCTGGCCAGCCTGCAAGCCCATATCCGGCATATTGTCTCTCTGGATGAAGTTCTGGACGGTATCAGCGAGGAACAGATCAACCAGGAGGAAATTGCCAAGTTCAAGGCGCAGATCGCGGACAATGAGGTCAAGCTGGAGGAAGCCCGCCAGTTTAAGTCCACTCTGTATGAGAATTTCATTGCCAATCTGATCAGCAAAAAGGACTATCAGGATTTGAAAAACCTTTACACCGAACGGGCGGAACAGGCACAGGAGGCCATTGACCGGCTGAAGGGCATCCGCTGCGGGGCGAAGGCCACCTCCTGCCCTGACCAGCTTGCACAAGCACTGGAAAGCATGATTTAAAAAAGAGACTATTATTTTGGAGGCAATCTATCAATGGCAAAGAAAATCGTCCTTACCGGTGGCGGAACAGCCGGCCATGTAACACCGAATATCGCCCTTTTGCCACGGCTTAAAGAACTACAATATGATATCCATTATATCGGTTCCTACCATG